TGGTAGGGCAGTAAACTTATTACCAAGTGAAGTACCACAGGACATTTACACGGACGTAGCAGAACGAACTACACAGTTACTACAGGAGCAGGACACTAAATTAGCAAAGGAGTTGTTAAGTATAGGAGTATGCAGGAAGCTAACGAAAAGACCAGTGATGATTGTACCGTATTCAGGCACACGCCACGCTTGTACAGAGTACATTAAAGAAGCTTTAGAAGATAAGTGTAAGGGGCGCAACCCTTGGTGTGATGATTTCTTCAAGCCTTCAATGTATCTGTCTGGTTTTGTATGGCAAGCTATTAACGAAGTTATTGTCTCAGCACACAGCGTGATGAACTATGTTAAGGACATTGCAAGACTATACGCAAAGCAGGGCATAATGTTTGAATGGCATACGCCAACAGGATTACTGGTAAGGCAGACATACAATGAACAGAAAAGGTTAAGGATCAAGACGCATTTGAATGGATCAGTTGTCAGGCTCAACTATCACGAGCCCGTCGATGATTCAGTAGATGCACGTAAAGCAGCGTCTGGTGCTAGTCCTAATCTCGTTCATTCATTAGATGCCGCAGCATTAACCTTCACGGTAGGTAAATGTTTAGAGAACAACGTAACTGATTTTGCAATGGTGCATGACAGCTACGGTACACACTCACCAAATATGCCACTCCTTAACGACAAGTTAAGAGAAGCGTTTGTGGAGATGTACAAAGAACACGATGTACTGCAAAATATCTACGATAGTGCAGTTACAACGTTAAAGGAGGGAACGGATGTGCCGCTACCTCCAACCAAGGGACAGCTTGATATTGAAGAGGTATTAAACAGTGATTATTTCTTCGCTTAAGTGGTGGGTCCCCATAAGCAGTCCAAACTAAAACATTAACTAATAGGAATATAATTTATGGCTAAAAATATTATGGTACTCGAAGGTTCAGCTCAATGGGCAAAGGTTCTTGAGCCAGATACAAAGTGGAATCCACTAGGTGACTACAGTATCAACCTTCAGCTTTCTCAAGAGGAAGCAGCAGAGATGAGTGAGAGACTAGAACAGATAGTCCAAGAGGAATTTAAAAGAGCAGTGAAAGAAAAACCACCACTGAAAAATTCTCTGACCACTCAGGATGTAGCACAAGTAGTCTACGATAAAGATACTGGTGACGATACTGGTAAAGTAGAGTTTAAGTTTAAACTAAAAGCAAAGGTACAGCGTAAAGACGGTAGCTACTATGAACAAGCTCCTGCTGTACTGGATGCAAAGAAACAACCACTGCCAAAAGATATGTTAATTGGTAACGGCTCACGAGTTAAGGTAGCCTTTGAACCGTTCCCTTACATCATGCAGTCAACCAAGAAGGTGGGCGTATCCTTAAGGCTTAAGGCAGTACAAGTAATAGACCTAGTTGAGTACGGTAACTCCGCAGCTAGTGTCTTTGATGAGGAAGATGGCTATGTTGCACCCCCTCCTAGCAACACAGCGTCTAACGACTCTGTAATAACAGAGGAGTTTGCAGATGCCGCTGACTTCTAGATCGACCCTAGAAGAACGAGTGCAACTCAACCTCAAAAACCGTGGAGTAGCTTATGAGTATGAACCTTGTAAGCTACCCTACACGGTGACAAGGAACTACACACCCGATCTTAAGATTGGTGAGACGTATGTAGAGGTGAAGGGATACTTTCGACAGGACGCACAACGCAAGATGCGTAACATGAAAGAGCAACACCCAGAGTTAGACATTAGATTCTTATTTCAACGAGCGAACAGTCCAGTGCAAGGTGCAAAGAAACGTAAGGATGGAACAAAGATGACTTGCGGTGAATGGGCTGACAAACACAACTTTATATGGGCAGAGGAAATTATACCAGATGGATGGATCAACGGAGAGTGAATTTATAATGCACACTCCATGCAAGAAGTGTGGCTCATCGGATGCAAATAGCTTGTACTCTGATGGTCACACCTTTTGTTTTAGTTGTAAGCACTACGGACAAGCAGATGAACAGGAGAGAATAGTGGATAATGCAGTCAAAGAGGTTAATTTTAAAACGGGTGAATACAAACCGTTAGTTAAAAGATGTTTAACTGAAAAGACTACACGCTTTTGGGATTACCAGACAGGTGACGGAGTACAGGTTGCCAACTATAAAGATAAGAATGGTAAGACTGTAGCGCAGAAGCTTCGCTATCCTGATAAAACATTTGCTGTCGTAGGTGATCTGAAAGAAGCTGGTCTCTTTGGTCAAAGCTTATGGCGAGATGGAGGACGTACTTGTGTAATTACAGAAGGTGAGATCGATGCTATGTCTGTGTCGCAAGCCTTTGATCATAAATGGGCAGTAGTATCTGTCAAGACAGGAGCCGCAGGAGCCAAGAGAGATATTAAAAAATCTATCGAGTGGTTAGAGAAGTTTGAATCAGTAGTCTTTATGTTTGACATGGACGATGTGGGACAGGAAGCAGCTCAAGAATGTGCTGCACTACTATCACCACGCAAGGCTAAGATTGCAAGGCTACCACTTAAGGATGCGAATGAAATGATTCAGGAAAGCAGACAGCCTGAATTAATCGATGCGTTTTGGGGAGCAAGAGAGTTTGCCCCCGATGGCATCATCAACGGTGAGGACTTATGGGAAGAGGTTAGCACTGAGAAGGAAGTACACACCGTACCTTACCCTTACGAGGGACTTAACAAAAAGATAGGCGGTTGTCGTTTAGGTGAAATTGTAACTGTTACGGCTGGTTCAGGTTTAGGTAAGTCACAACTCACAAGAGAGTTTGCTTACCACCTTCTTAATGAAGGATCTACGATAGGATATGTAGCACTCGAAGAATCTAGTAAACGTACAGCACAGGGACTGATGTCCTTACACCTAGGTAAGCCAGTACATCTTGAAGAAGTCCCGACAGAGGAGCTTAGAGAAGCCTTTGATGCGACTCTTGGTACAGGGCGTGTGTTTATGTATGACCATTGGGGATCGACTGAGAGCGATAACCTATTGGGTAAGATTAGATACCTAGCAAGAGGGTGTGGTTGCCAGTACATTATACTGGATCACATTAGTATTGTTGTATCAGGTATCGAGGGTGGAGATGAGAGACGAATCATAGACAACATGATGACCAACTTGCGGTCACTAACTGAAGAATTAAATATCGGATTGATTGTCGTATCTCATTTACGTAGACCTAGTGGTGATAAGGGACATGAAGAAGGGCAGTTAACTTCATTATCCCAGTTACGAGGTAGTGCGGCTATCGCACAACTAAGTGACATAGTAATCGGCTTAGAAAGAAATCAGCAGGACGCTGAGACTTCCAATGTAACAACCGTCCGTATCCTAAAGAACAGATGGTCTGGTGAGACAGGTGTAGCAGGACAGCTTCACTACTCTACCACAACAGGTCGTATGTCAGAAGAAACTGATGTACCTTTTTAATCACTCCAGCGAGAGGATTTATGAAAACTAAGATTCACGTTAATCAACACAATGTTAGACATAACAAGAAGCACCCAGATGAGGAGCTTCGTCCACCATTAACTGTTAAAGACTACAAACAAAATAGAAAAGGTTTTGAGGCTGAGATTAGAGACAAGAGCGGTCACGTTGTGGCTAGGTTTGTAAGCAGACCAGATAAACCAATGGCTTGTGGAGCTACTGTTTGGGTTGAAACATTTTTGGAGGTGACGGTTAAATGATTATATTTGACATAGAAACAGACGGATTACTACAGGATGTAACAAAGGTACATTGTCTAGTCATACAAGACACAAGGACAGGTAAGGTGTGGGACTTTCATGGTAGCTCAATGAAAGAAGGGTTGACTATATTAGCAGAGTCACCTGAGATTGGTGGGCATAACGTGATAGCTTTTGACATACCAGTCCTAGAGAAACTGTATGGTTTTAAATACGAAGGTGAAGTGTTTGATACCTTAGTAGCTTCAAGACTTATCTGGTCAAACCTAAAAGAAAAAGACCTACTTAAGCGTACTGTTGCTAATAAACTAATTGGTTCGCACTCACTTAAGGCTTGGGGTGAAAGGCTTAACTACCATAAGGGTAGCTACGGTGAGCAGGAAGATGCTTGGGAAGAGTTCACCCCCGAAATGTTAGAATACTGTAAACAGGATGTTGGTCTTAACGTGAAGCTTTACGAAATGATACAACGCAAGCGTTACCCAGATGAACCCATGAAGCTTGAACATGACATGGCTAGGTTGTTGTTTCAACAAGAGCGTATCGGCTTTCCCTTTGATGTGGAAGCTGCTCAAAAACTTTACACCCGACTCTCTGCAAGAAAGCAGGAGATTGAAACCGAACTGGTTAACACCTTAGAGCCAACAATAATTGAGCTAAAGACGAAAACAAAAACTATTCCATTTAACCCTGCATCGAGACAGCAGATTGCCGATAGGCTAATGAAGAAGGGTTGGACACCAAAAGAGTTTACGCCATCAGGCGAGCCAAAAGTTGACGAAAAAATATTGGCGGGAATTGATATGCCCGAAGCTAAGTTGTTAACGGAGTTCTTAATGCTAAACAAAAGATTAGGACAATTAGGCAATGGCAGACAAGCGTGGCTCAAGCTTGAAAAGAAAGGACGAATACATGGTAGAGTTAATCATATGGGGGCTGTTACTTCTCGTTGTACACATAGCGATCCAAATGTCGCTCAAGTGCCATCAGGAACAGCCGCCTTTGGGGAGGAATGTCGCAAACTATTTCACGCCCCGAAGGGTTACACCTTGTTGGGGGCAGACGCTAGTGGTTTAGAGCTACGTTGTCTTGCTCATTATATGTCAAGGTATGACGGTGGTAAGTACGGTAAGGAAATCTTAGAAGGTGATATACACACAGCAAACCAAATGGCAGCGGGGTTACAAACTCGTCCACAAGCAAAGACGTTTATATACGGATTCTTGTATGGAGCGGGCAACGAGAAAATTGGAGAGATCATTGGCAAGGGAGCGAAGGAAGGCGGACAGATTAAAAAGCGATTCCTAGCTAAGACACCTGCGCTAAAGAAGCTAACTGATGCAATTAAAGTACGATTAGAAACACAACATGGTGAGAAGTCTATTAATGGTCTTGACGGTAGGATAATACCCATACGTCACCCCCATGCAGCTCTCAATACATTACTTCAATCAGCAGGAGCTATCGTATGTAAGTTTTGGTACGCCACCATCGAGAAGATGATACGTGCTAAAGGCTACACTACCGAAGATGTTTCTATAGTGGCGTTTGTTCACGATGAAGTTCAAATCATAGTTAAGGAAGGCTTGGAGGATGACATAGGTGCGATCACTAAAGAAGCAATTAAAAAGACAGAACAACACTACAACTTCAAATGTCCTCTCGACTCGGAGTTCGATGTCGGCAGAAGTTGGGCGGAAACTCACTAGTCCCAGTAGGTTAGGTGATGTTGCTGAGTTTTATGCAATCACATGGTTGTGGGATGAGGGTTTTGAGGTGTTCTATAATGCAGGTTCAACAGGAGCTGTGGATATTATAGGCATAAAGGATGGAGAGGTTTACTTGTTTGATGTGAAGATGAATAAAGACAGTCCAAGAGGTAGCTACGCTAGTTCACGCACACCACTTCAAAAGAAGTTGGGCGTACAGTTTCTACT